TACAGGAAAAGTTAACTGGAACCCCACTTGTTTTGCTGATTGTGCAACTCCACAAAACTTTTTTACCTATGCTAAAGCATGGGTTTGTGTTTATGGAACAGAAGCCCAGGCTGGTAGTCCTCTTGCTGATAGTGCAGATGTATTTAGAATGTCAGATATTGGTTGGTATGCAAATACCTGGGCTGGTACAGGAGATTGTGAATATCGATGGATTGACATTATAGATAGATATGATGTAGGAACAACTTTTCACAAAAAGGATAAAAATCCTATTATACCGTTTGGGGATACGTTGCGAGTGCTTCCTGGAAATATTGCAAAAGTTTTAACATCTGAAGCAAAGGGGACCTGGATAGGACATATTGACCGAAGTTTGTTTAATGGGAGTAAAATATATGGTCCTGATTGGTTTGTAGAACAAAACAGACTTACGAATCCATTTACATTTAAAAATGTAGAGTTAGTTAAAACTGATGAAGAAATAAGAGGTTCAGATACTATAAAATACACCATTACAGCTATTTATGATGGTGTACAAGAAACACAAATTGATGATGATAACATTAAACAATTTGTTACCAATATAGAAGGGGATGATGATGTAAGTAAGTCAGAAATAAAATTAGTTTTGGATCTGCCTATTTCTACTATGAGCAAACGTATTACAGGTTTAAATGTATATCGGGCTGAAAAATTTAGTGGGGTTTATGAAACATATAAATTGATAACTACCTATACATTTGTAGATACAAATGTTACTTCTACTACTTCAGCAGATGCACAATTAAAAATGAATGTAGAAGCACATACCGATAAAATTGCTTATATCAAAGATCAAGACGATGCAATTAAAAATTGGTTAAATGATGGTACTGTACAAAATCTTTCATCAGATCAAAACGGTATTACGGACAATAATTATTATGTATGGCAAAGTTTAAATTTTGAATATGCTTTAAAAGTTGGATCTTATGAAAAACAAAAGATAGAGCGTATTGATGCAATAACAGGATTTGAACAGACAGGAGCCACATTAAACGAAGATTTAAACGCTACGGATACAACGATTACTGTAAACAATGTAAGCAATATAAGTAACAATACTGTTTATAAAATAGGTCAAAGAGACTTGTCAATCGGAGAAGTAAATAGCTATGTTGATGATGATGCTGATGATTATGAAAGAATAAAAGTAACAGCAATAGTAGGAAATGATTTAACGGTGACCAGAGGTTGGGATGGATCTGCTGGTGATGCCACTCTTGCAAAAGAACATAGCAAATTTGATCCAATAAAAGCAGATACAGCCACAGTAACGGGATGGTATCAATTTGAAACAGACGATCCCATAGTAGGTAGATTTCACAACGATTCTTGGAAAATATTTAAAGAAAAAATTGGACCAGGTTGGAATACTCAAATTAGCACTAAAAGTCAAGGTGCGTTTGCAGGAAAATACATGGGTGTTATTATTCCTCTTCCAAGTGAAGATTCAGCAGGAACCTTTACAATGGCTCCCTGGAGAGATACAGATGGAACCATGAAATTAAGCAGTATTCTTGCCAAAAATTTTACAGCAGGAACAAAGCTTGATTCAAATCAAAATCCAATTAGTCCTGTTGTAACCAGAACGTTTAATATTCAAAAAGTATACACATCCTGGGATGAACAATTAGGGTTTACTTTTATAGAGGTAGATAGAGCGTTTCAGGCTGGTAATTGGACCGATGACGATGTAACAGTATCGACCTTTGCAGATGTATCGGCTGTTGTAAGCGACTCTTTAAACGAAATAAGTATTATAGATAAAGGTTTATCCTCATTAGGCGAACATCCCTATGGTCAAGAAACAAAAATCAAGATAAACGCCCAATTTGGAAAAATATTAAAAGGTAGGTTGTTTTTGGGAAATCTTGTGTTAGATCCTGGAAACAAAAACGAAGAGCAAAACGATTGGGTCGCCTACAGTGAGTTAAATGCTTACGATGTTCGACCTGTCAGTAACGTAATACCATTTCCTGACAGAGAAGGTGGTCAAATTACAGGATTATCCGAAATATTTGGTAGACTGATTGTGTTTAAAGCCCAGGCGATATTCGTATTGGATGTTATAGATCCTGCTACCCCAACAACCTGGAGAAGAAAAGAATCTAAAATTAATATCGGTAATATTGCCCCTGAAGGCATTGTAGAAATCCATGATAGCGTATTCTTTGTACATCACGATGGTATTTACAAAATAGATGCCAATACAATAGCCAGTGCAGATGCTACGCCATCTATTATGGAAAAAATAACTTTGCCGATTGAAGATCAATTTGATTCAGCAATTAGTAAAAAAGATATAAAAGGAATCTACAATCAGAAGGATAATGAATTATTGTACACTTGGGACATAGGCAGTCCAGCAACCCAAGTTGTATGGGCGTACCATATTGTATTAAAAACTTGGAGAATAGTAGATACCTCTACAAACCTGGACATACTTACTTTTGGGGAAAATAGTGGACCTTTAGCCTGGGATAATACCGATACCGATATAAAGAAATTTGATGTAGATGAAGCAGTAGGAATAGCCTGGAAATCTAAAAAGTTTAGATTAGATCTGGATAAAAAAAGATTAATTCGTTACGGAATGATACAGTTTACAGGCACAGATAGCTTAACAGTAAACGTATACCTGGATGGGTCTGGCTCTGCATCGTTTACCAAAACAATTACAGCCGATGGTGGCGTAAACAGGTTTCCAATCAAACGATATGGAAAGAAATTTGAAATAGAAATAACCACTCCATCGAGTACCAATCCATTCTCGGTGGAACGAATGAGAATAGAAACGGAGTAAATTATGGATCCCATGACCATGATGATGATAGCCCAGGGTGCTGGAAGAGCATTTAAAGCTGGGTCAAGATTGTTACAACCTAAATTTAAAAATACCAGATATGGTAAAATGTTACGAGAACAAGGCAGAGAAGGTCTTTTATCTCAAGCACAGGAAAAAAACATCCTGGATAAAGTAGGTACAACAGCAGGAAGAAACGCCCAGGTAGCAAGAAATAGATACATTGGCAGTGCAATTAACAGGGGTATGGGAGGCTCGGTAGCTATACAAAGAGGATTGCGAGAAGCTGAAGCAGATGTACGCAGAACAGTAACCGACACAGCCAAAGGTATTTCAGCCAGTGAGGAACGAGCAAAATCAACAGCCAGGCAAAATTATGCCAGAGCAATGGATCAAGACACAGCAGAACGTAGACAGGCTGGTATAAATGTAGCTTTGGCAGGATTGGAAACAGCAGGAAATATTTACGGACAAAGAGCATCCACAGCACAAGCAAACCAAGCAAGGAAAGATCAATCATATATGAATGCTGTAGACAAATTTGGTGCATCTAATATAGAAGAAGTGTTTAGCCCTGAAACAGGCAGAAGTTTAGGATTTACAGGAAAAGGATTATCTAACGCAGATAAACGAGCAATAGAATCTTTTAAACAAAAAAATAATGTACCTGATCGTGGTAAAGTAATGGAGTTTTTGACAAATTCACAGGATAACACAGAATTAGAGGCAAGATTGTCCTATGCAAGGCTTTTATATCCAGAATTATTTAGTGGAGAATAGATATGGCACAAATCGATGTAAATGAATTACGAAAACTGTTTAGTGAAAATACAAAGAAAAGGCAAAAAGCTGATTTTGCACGAAAAATTGCAAAAGAAAAAGAAAAGCAACAGATAAAAGAAGCCACTGCTAAACCTCCTACGAAACAACAAAGAATGGAAGCAGAGGTAAAAAAATTAAAGACACAGGATGAGTTAAATAAACTTACTGGCAGAGGAAAGCCAGAAGAAGGTGCTGATGCTGTAGATCGATTGTTGGATGAGTATAAAAAAGCAAGAGGTAGGGCATACGACAAAGAAGGAGAGCCTTTACTACCAGGGCAAATGGAAGAAAAAACAATAATTAGAGGAAGAAGATCCATTCCACTACCAGGAACAGACAGGGTGATACCTGTACCATTTTTATCAAAAGAAATAGAGACAGATACTCCTGGATATGATCCAAAAGGTAAAAAAGGATCTACATTACGAATAGCAAATGAAAGAATAGACGAATTAAGGGATGATTTAGACCTTGCACAAAAAGCTAAAGAACAAGGCATTACTATGCAGGAAGCAAAAAGAAATCAGGATATGCAAAAAAAATACGAAGAATTTTTAAAGGTATTTGATCGCCCTGGCGTAGATAAAAGGAGATCAGATTATTTAGCAAGATTATCAACTCAAAGTTTTTTTAGGAAATAGATGGCAACACCAAAAGATTTACTCGATTACGCAGGAGAAAGAATATATCGTAACAGCCTGGATGATGTATTAGATCAAATACAACAAGATATTGAAAACGAAAGAGCAATTCAACAGGCTCGGCAAAATATTATTGTAAACGACCCAGATCCTGTAAAAAAGTTACGAGAAGTACAATCCATAGAAAAAAGCGTAGTGAATGAGCCACCAGAGGTGCAAAGAGCAGTATTGGATACAACTTATCAAATACCAAGACCTGTACAGGCACCAGTTCAGCCACAGCAAAATAGATTTATGTTACCTCCTGAT